CATCAAGACTTGGGACACGCTCCAGCGGGATCTAGTCCTCTACGACGAAAAGCAAAAGTGCGTCTCGCTCAACGCCCAGTTCTACACGGGGCCTGAGCTGTACTTGTTCCCTCCGGAGTGGCTTGACCGCGCGCACGAATTGCATGAGAAGCTGCTGAAAGAGCGGCGGGTTAGAGTGGCTAAGGCGATCGGCAACGACCCTGGCGAGGGCGGCGCCAACTCCTCCCAGTGCGCGGTGGACAGCCTTGGGATCATTGAGTTGGAAAGCGAGAAGACACCGCAGACGGATAAGGTGACTAGCCTAGCGATCGCCTTCATGCGGAAGCATCGAGTTAAGCCCGAGAACGTCGCCTTTGACCGTGGCGGTGGCGGCAAGCAACATGCGGACAGGCTCCGGGCGCAGGGGTACAATGTTAGGACAGTGGCCTTCGGGGAGCCGATCAGCGTGGAAATCAAACGAGCCAAGACGCTGTTCCCGGAAAAGCGTGAGGTGCGAGAGGAGCGGTACGCCTACGTCAACCGCCGAGCGCAGATGTTTCACGAGCTGAGCTTGCTCTTGGACCCGGCGCATGGCCACGGCTTCGCGATCCCTGGCCCGCATCGAGGCGAGGTCTACAAGCGGCTCCGGCACCAGCTATCGAAGTTCCCGAAGCAATACGATGAGAACGGCCGCATCATGCTGCCACCGAAGCACCGAAAGCCGGGCCAGGAGGAGACGAAACAGAAGACGCTGGTGGAGTTGATTGGGTACTCGTGTGATGAGGCAGATTCTTTAGTGCTAAGCGTACACTGCCTCATGCACAAGCCTAGGATTGCTTGGGCGGGAGCTGGGATATGACACCTAAAGAGAGAGCAGCCGAACTTCTTCTTAAGGAACTTACGTCTGGCTCACCAGAGCAATGGTATTACATCTCAATGGTACATTGTCCGACGAACAAGTTTGCCGGCGGGTTTGTTGTACCCGGCCACGGACCAACCGACGCTTGGATGAGGTTCCACGCGCTCAACCTGCACGAGAAGGACTGCGAGACGGGCACGCATGGGCCAATCGACGAAGAGCCATTGACTAGAATACCATTGAGCATGAGACTGCGAAAACTGTCTAAGGAAGAGGCGGAGAAGCTCGGCAGCTAACAGGGAGCGGCGGTATGATCGACCTATACGACTTGACGCTAGACGGCAAGAGTAGCGAAGGAGTAATCCGGCTGCACGATGATGGAGAAGAAATCACCAACCAGACTGGCGGTCTAGCTTGCAATCACCCGGTTGTGCGAGGGACATTCTACGCTTGCCCGATTCCGCAGGCGCTTCAAGATCATGCCTATGAATATCGTTGCCAGCCGAGCGACGAGAAGTGGCTTGAGAGGGCAAACGAGATACTCATTGAGGCCGTGACACCTGCCCCTGACGGTTCCTCTTTACGCTCCGTAATGATGGGAGTTCAGTTGAGCTGTCTAAAGATCGTTGGCGGTGAAGAGGCGTGGCTAGAGGCTGAGGATTATGACGGGAACAAGTTTATCCTCACTTGGGAAAACAGCGACTAGGGGGATCTGGCCATGCCCGACCGCGCACAAATCATCCTCATCGCCGGAGGCAACATGGGATACCAGACGCCCCGCACGCACAGGCCAGACCGCAAGGACCACATCTGGTATCGGAAGCCCAACGAAGTGCGCCGGACGTTCAAGTGCATCCTGTGCGGGGCAATTACGCACGACCAGCCGCCGGAGCATCCGACGGACTACAACTGGCGCGCTGAGACGTACGAACCGCTCGACGAGGTGGAGAGGAACCTGGCACCGTTTGAGGTAAGCAGGAGGTAGGGGACGATGATCTACACCGTAGGCGAGCATGGCGGAGCCGCTGTGTACGACGCTGAGAATCGCTGTATCGGCGTACTTGGCATGAGCTTTACAAGCCAATGCAACATCGTGAAGTGCGACACCGAAAGCGGCGAGGTTTACTTCTTTGCAGGCTTCGGTAGGGATGGGGACCCGATGACGTTCAAGGCTCCGCTGGTTGTCGAGCCTGCAACGGATTGGGAGGACGATATTCGCAATCCAGGGTATGGTCTGCCCAGGCGACGTGTTGCGAGGATGACGTGAGATGATCGACCACCACGGACGGTTGCTTGACCCGATGCTGGAGGCGGAGGACTATCCAATGGAAGTAACGCCGGAGTGCCACGAGATGAGTCTGGCAGATCGACATATTAAGGGGATTATGGATATCGAGGACAAGCGCGTCCTGGACGCTATCAACCGGCCTATCGAGCCAGGACGGGTTAAGTACGTGCGTAGCTGGGTACTGCCCAAACCGTGGTGGGTAAGAATCTTGGAACTGCTGAGGCTGCGCCGAGTGGTGTATGAGGTTTCGCACCAGTTCGAGATACAGCCGAAAGAAGATTAACTTGTAAAAGGGGGATCTATGAGCGCTCACAACGAACTCGGGGCTCTGGCTGAGTCGCTAGGAGTGCCAGCGAGGATCTTTGAGGAACCGAAGATCCGAGTTCGGCATCGCCACCTAAAGTTTGACCGAGCACGAACGAAACAGCTTGAGCACCGCAGGCAGGTCATAACCGAGCAGGTACTACAGCCGATAGTGGACAAGATGGTTGACGATGGCATTCTGCCACCGACTAAGGACGGAAAGCCTCCGAAGATAACCTACTAAATGACCCCTCAAACCTCCATCCGCCTGAACCGAAGCACGCACGCTAGGCTGACGGCGATGCGGGACAGATACTTCGCGCTCTACCAGCAGTGCCGGCTGAATCTGCCCGACGACCAGGCGGAGCATTTGAGTCTTGATTACGTGGTCAATCTACTGATCGATGACAAGCTTTCTCACCGTCGTAGAGCTAGGCGGCAGAGAGCTAAGAGGAAGAAGATTGTCTGTCAGGAACGGGCCGCGTATACGGAGACGGCGTAGGAGGGCCGATTGTAACCGTGCAAGACATCCGCCCAGACAAACCAGTATTGCCCATCCTGAACATCAACCTGGACTGGCGCGCCTACTTCCTGCGCTTCTGCGAGGAGCACGGCGACCCGGTGCCATTCGAGGGCCGGCTACTGTTCCCCGATGGCTGGACCTACTCCAACTGCCGCTTTGAGGGTCCGGAGTGGCCGCCGCCGACGGACGAGACGGAGCTGAGGCGCATCACGACGTGGTACTGGCGACTGCGGAAGATCACGGTCAGAGCCGAGGCAGAGCGGATTCTCAACATGGTGAAGTGGATCGACGAGAATCAGCACGGTAGAGGCGCGCCGCTTCAGCACATGGTCCAGTTCGTGGACGATGAGGGCAGGCTGCGCGGAGAGGCGCGAGACTTGGACCCTACGGCGCTACGCGAGCGGCTGAAGTTTCTGGACGACGACGTGGCGGAGTGCGAGACGAGGATCAAGGAGATTGCTGATGGCGAAGTCGCCGTTTCGCAAGGCGATCAGGATTAAGGCTGGACTGGGCGAGGAGGAGATGATTGTGAATAGGCTGGTCCAAGCCATAGAGGTTGGTGTAGTCCAAGATGGCGTATTCTATCCGTTTTTTGAGCTTCTTCGCGGGGAGTACATTCGGTTTAAGGTGTATGCCGATATTGACTCAGTTGAGGTAAGAGGAACCATGACAGGGGATCTAGGAAGCGAAAGAGGTGATGGTAAGCCGAACTAGACTATCCACCAATGGCCACAACGGACGCGGCCTCTACGCGGGTCTCATGGACCCGCTCACGGCCAACATCGTCGCCAACCAATCCGAGCAAATCACGCTCCTGAACCGGGAAGTGTTCCGCCGCTTCTTTGATCCGCGCCGGAACATAGACGACGAGTGCGGCTACCCCGACATGGAGACGGGGATAGGCACGACGCTTATCGACCCGGACTACTACCGCCGGCTTTACGACCGCGAGCCGATCGCCTGCCGCGTGGTGCAATGCCTACCGAAGGAGAGTTGGCAGGTCACGCCGCTGGTGTACGAGGATGAGGACCCCGACAAGATAACACCTTTCGAGGAGGGATGGGATGGACTCAGCAAGACCCTGCGAGGAGCCCAGTCGTGGTATCAGGATGAAGAGGGCAGTCCAGTATGGGAGCATTTACGAAGAGCGGACATACTCAGTGGTCTTGGCCACTACGGTGTACTACTCATCGGGATTGACGATGGTCTGGCCTTCGATCAGCCTGCCGAGGGAGTTTCGGCCCTGCGACCGACCGGAAACGCCATAGTGGATAAGCTCCGCGCCTCCAAGCCAGGCCCCGAGATAACCACCAACCGCAAGGGCGAGCCGTTCGTTGACATGAACCCCGACGAGGCGTGGCTGGCCGTGAACGGGATCACCAATCCGAATCGGCCAAGACGCAAGAGACGAAAAGAGGAAGACGACCAGGGCACGTCGGTTGCCGACGTGGAGGAGCCGACGCTAAACACGTTCAGCAGGTCGACGAACTATCCTGCGTCGGTATCCGACTCGTCGCCTACTGACAACCTCTTCAAGACCTCCGCCGCCGACTTGGGCAGCGACTTCTCCGACCAGCTAGGCATGCAAGGGACTGATGCCCAGTACACCGGCGTCCAGTTCGGCCCGAGCGAGTACCCGTCTGAGAAACCAGCCGGCCAAGAGCGTAAGCTGATCTACCTCCGCGCGTTCGATGAATCACTAGTGCAGGTGGTGCAGTATGAGGCTAATGCACGCAATCCCCGCTTCGGCATGCCCGTCATATACAGAATTACTCTCAATGATCCTCGTGAGCAGCACAGTGGCATCGGACTGCCTCTGGCTACAGTTCGCGTACATTGGTCAAGAGTCATTCACTTGGCGGACAATCTTGGTTCCTCTGAAATATTCGGTGTTCCAAGAATGCGGCCAGTGCTTAACCCCCTTCTGGATATTCGTAAAGTACGGGGAGGAGCTGCTGAGGGATATTGGAAGGCTTGCATCACCGGCATAAGCCTGGAGACTCATCCCGAGCTTGGGGGCGACGTCAATATCCCCAAGCAGAACCTCCAAGACATGATCGAGAACTACCAGAACGGCCTGCAACGGTTCCTGGTGCTCTCGGGTATGTCGGCCAAGACGATGGCCCCTACCGTCGTTGATCCAACACCGCATATCAACATCCAGATCGAGGCCATTTGCATTCAGCTTGGCATTCCTGTCCGGGTATTCAAGGGGAGCGAGCGCGGGGAGCTGGCATCCAGCCAAGACGACAGTAGTTGGAACGATCGCCTGCGCGAGCGCCAGCGCGGGTACATTACGCCGCGCATCATCGTCCCGTTCGTGGACCGGCTCATCAGCATGGGCGTGCTGCCGGAGCCGGAAGGGTACTCAGTCGAGTGGCCGGATCTCGATAGCTTGAGCGACAAGGACCGCGCGGGGATCTTCCTCCAGAGGCAGCAGGCGTTCGCGGCCTATGTCAGTGGGAACGTGGAGACAGTATTGCCCGTCAAGGATATGCTGACACGCGAGGCCGGCTTTGACGAGGAAGAGGCGGATGCCATTACCGACGCGGCCAAGGACGCTGAAGACACAATGACCATGCCGCCACCTGGCGAGCTAGGGCACCCGGCCACGCCTAAGCCTCCACCGGCGCCACCGATCATAGCGCCTGGTGGAATGCCGAAGCCCGGTCAGCCGGCACAGAAGCCTGGAGCGCCACCTCCCGGCGGAGCGAAGGCACCTCCGCCAGCGCCGAAGCCGGGAGCGAAACCTAAACTGGAGTAGCTATGGACTCTGAGACACTAGCGAAAGAACTGCACGGAGCTTACTGCTATGCGTACGAGGGGCCTTGCCGCCAGTGGGACAAACTCACGGAGACTGAAAGAGACGTAAGGCGAACGCAGGCGGTATACTTGCTGGGCAGGTTGAATATCTCTCTTCACGACAATCTCTTGCCGAGAGAGACCGTGGCTGAGGCGGCCAAGAGAGGATTCAGGTGACCATGAATCATGGAGTGAAGAGATGCCTCCAATGTAACGGGGAAGGCTTGGTTAACGACTGGGACGTACCGCCTGAGTCCGGTCCTGTGAAAGTTACATGCCCCAGATGCCACGGATACCGAGAGGAGCCTACTGATGCCCAAGTGCAAGATGTGCCCCAAGCCCGGCGAGTACCACGTCCAGCTACGGGTCTACCACGCGCATCTGCTGGACCCGAACAAAGAACGGCCGGTCTACCTGATGCTTGAAGCGGTCTGCGCCGACCACCAGAAAGAGATCAAGCTGGAGTACATCCTGGACAGCATTGACCTACGGAAGCGGATCGAGGCCCAGTTCTTTCTTGGAAAGCCGAAGCCTGATTGGAGGCGGTCGGAACTGCGGTGGGTGGCGGTCAACAGCGAGGAGGCGCTGGCGGCATTTAGGGGGATCAATCAGAGGCTGAGAGACAATCTTGGCGATATCGAGGAGTTGCTGAGGAGCAGAATGTGAAGATCCGACCCAAGAAGCGCCGGCCGACCGCCAACGCCTTCTGTCCTACAGGGCCGGGTGGTGGCGTCGATCCTAGCTGCTCACCAACCCACGGCGTGAGCCTGCCGGTCAAGAAAGGCAAGATTAACATCGGGCACGCCAAGCAAGCCCTAGAGGAAATGGGATTCAAGCTCGGTTCCGCAAAGACTACTTTACACGAGGGTCAGTGGACAACCGCGTATGAGATTACCAGGCCAGACGGGTCCACGTTCTCTTCCTCTGCAAAGGCACTAACTGATTTCGTCTACAAGACCGCCAGGAACCTACGGCCGACCAGAAACCAGTTGACTGTCAATCCGTTTGTTTCAGAAGCGCAAAGAAGAGCATGCTACGCGAAGGGAGACGATAATTGGGACTGCCACGAATGGAGCGAGAAGACCAAAGGCAAACTCCCCAAGCGCAAGCCGAACCGCATCGCCACGAACAAGCTGAAACTCCGCGCCAACCGCAAGGGCAAGAAGAAGCCGAGCGTTAAAGCATCACGTCTTGATCCGACCCGCACTGTCACTATGCGCCGGGCGTTCTGCGCCAAGATCAAGAGGCAGTTCGCACTCCTCAAGGGTCGGATCGTCAAGCTGGTGGTTGACGAGGACGCCTTCGGGCTGAAGGAGCGCGAGCCGTTCTCTCTGAACTACAGCGAGGACCAGGCCCGCGACGAAAGGGGCAGGTTTGGTGAAGGCGCCGCAACCATCGAGGGCGGCGGCAAGGTATCGTTCTCCTCCGTGCTGACCGGCCTGAAGGCAGTAGGTGCCTCAGCCTCTCATATCGAGCACCTGGCCAAGTCCTACGCTGCGGATGGCATAGGTAAGGCGGTATCCGCTCTCCCCGATCATCTGCCCCAAGCGGTGAATGCTACCTACGGCCCGCTGGCCTACGCCGGCAAGATGGGACTATCGGCTGCCTTCGCGGTCTTCACGTCCACGCAGGCGCTAGCTGAGAGGACGGCGCGGGAGCGAGGCCATACTCCCGAGCAAGCCAAGCAGCTCCGTGGGGTGCTGTCCAAAATCGACTTGGGCACATTCGAGGCGTTCAAGTTCAGCGCCATAGCTGGAGTCCACGCGGCCCATCTGCCGGCGCTCGTGACGGGGACGCTGCCCGTGGCCTCGGTGGGCTACTTGGCCTACTCGACGGCCCGCGATCCACTGGCCACTATCCGCGCCGCTACAGGGCTCGTCAAAGAGGCTGCCGGCAAGGTCGGCGCCAGCGTCAAGCGATACCTCATCCACAATTCGGAGCAAGAGAACGCCGCGACCGTGGCCATGGCGCTCGAGGCGCACGGATTTAACGACTGGTACTACGCTCTGCTGTCGGCTGCTCTGGATGAAGTGGGCGGGGTGATGCAGGCTATCGACTTGGCGCACGAGTTGTATGAGAAGCATCCGACGGCGAAGCTAGTTCTAGAGGAGCCTAAACGTGACTGAATACTCAGTCCTTGTGAAGCATTCCGGATTCGTTGATCGATTCCTTAAGTCTGACACTCCGCCAGAAAACATCGGAATGAGCATTTGGTGGGCAATCGAAGATAGCGAGATCATTCGGTTCAGGCGGCGAGAATCAGCGGACAATTGCAAGCGGCGATACGAGCTGCACTTCGCCGCTAAGGGCGAAAAGATATATTCGTTCGTCGTAGTGAAAGTCGTCATGCAGCCTAAGTGGATTCAAGTTGATGAGTATGAGCGTATAGAAGGATAGAACTATGAAGATACGGACTAGGAAGCGGCGGCTGTTGGCCAACTCTTTCTGCCGCACGGGGGAAGGTGGCGGAGTTGATCCAACGTGTTCGCCGGGTGGAGGAGATCACGACAAGTTGTTGAATCTGTCTGGGCATGTGAGCAAAGGGCTAGAAGCGTGGGAAAGAGAAAGAGCGACCTCGGAGAATCCGTATAAGCACGTGGAATCGACCGAACTTGTCGCACGCCATGACCTATTCCTGAAGCAATTGAACATGGCAAAGAGCGATGGCCGAGACGAAGATGCGGCCAAATGGAAAGGGAAAATCGAAAACGCCAGAGAGGAGATAGACTCACGAAAAACGTATTACTCTCTGCAACGGCAGAAAAGCGCAATCGATGAGGGGATCAAGACAGGCAAGCTAACGGTTACCGAAGGGGAGATGGCCAAGATACTGTCTTCTAAAGGTGACGTGTACCACGACGCTGGCATAAAATCTGAAGGCGGCCGGTATCCCCACGCTCCAGAGCTATTCCGCACAAGCGACCTGTCAGGGGCAAAGATCAGGCATTATGTAACTTTGCCGGACGGACGGATTGCCCATCCAGACGAACTTATAGAGGCAAGGCAGCGAGGCAGGCTAGGAATAATCGGCCAAGACGTTAAGTTGCCGCCACGAGATTGGACTACCAACACAGTCGCCAACACCCGCTGGATGTTCCACGACCCCACCGACAAGGTGAAGGCATTCCAGGCGTGGCTCAAGCGGCAGACGTTCTCCCTCATCAGCAACGAAACCGAAGAGGAGCGCTGGAAGCGCTACATCCAGGAAGGCTTCGCCAAAGGTGCCGGTAGAGCGTTTGACGACGTGCGGATGTCGAAGCTTGGCAAGGAGCACCCCGAGCTATTCAGCGCTGAGGCGCAGCAGTCGGTGTCGGACTTCTACCGGGGCACGCGCGAGGAGTTCCTGCGGTCGTCTTTCGCGCAGCCGGAGTCGATTGAGAAAGTGAGGCTTCTGGCGGATCGGACGTTCGATGAGCTGAAGAACGTAACGGAGGATATGAGCAACCGCATGAGTCGCAGCCTCACTGACGGGCTTGTGCAGGGGAAGCATCCGCTGGAGATCGCGAAGGACATGAATGAGGAAGTGGACCTGGGTGAGTACCGCGCGGAGACGGTGGCGCTTACGGAGCTAATCAAGGTTCATGCAGAAGCGCAATTAGATGCGTTTGAACAATTAGGAGTCGAGGAAGTCGGCGCGGCCCTGGAATTCGCAACTGCGGATGACGATTCCGTGTGTCCTGAATGCGCTGCATTAGACGGGGTCGTACTCACCGTCGAAGAAGCGCGCGGCATAATTCCCCTGCATCCCCGAGATCGCTGCTGCTGGCTACCAGCAAACGTTGGTGAAGACGACTCCGACCAAAAGGACACAAAGGCACAAATCGACAAGGCGCTTGAAGAGTCGGGAGCCGACATTGACGTGGAGATCAGCAGCGACCGGCCAGAGAGCATTCTCAACACCGCCAACGAGCGCGGCAGCTTCTTCGCGGACTGCCCGCGAGACGAGTTAGGCCATTGTCTACCGGCCGGCGGCTCGTCAGTCGTCAAGGGCGACATCCTTCGGGCCGCTCAAGCGCAAGCGAGGGACAAGGGCAGCGCAATCGCGAAGCCATCCAAGGAGGATATCCACGCAGCCAACGAACGCATCAACAGTCTTGGAGCCGACAGGTACGAGAGCCAGATCCGTGGCAACTCGACCGACAGGGCCAACAGCCGCGACCGGCTCTTGAAGGAGTTCGGCGACGGCCACCACTGTCCCTGCATCTACTGCGGTCTGAAGCTCGGCAAGGATACCGTGACTCGGGACAAGATAATCACCGCGCGGCAGGGAGGTCGCTATAAGAACGAGAACCTGGTCCCGGCGTGCCTCGCTTGCAATCAGGCTAGAGGCGATACCAAGTGGGAGAACATCCGATGGCAGAAGTAACGGCCATGACGTACAGAGACGACGACAGGGATCTTCCTCCCCGAGAGGCCAGTGGGACCCTGGTAAAGAGGCACGTGCCGGAGCTTGATTACGATCAGTATTTGGTGGATGGTGTCCCGGTAGACCCGAGCACGATCAAGGAGTCCGCAGATTAGCGCTGCGAACGGATTCACTCCCACCGAAAAGCTCATGCTCACGTTGCTTCGCGACGGTCGTCTCCACACCAAGGCCGACCTCCACGCCTGCCTACCAGACGACATGGGCCGGCTTATCAACATCCGCCCGCATCTCTCTAGTATCCGGCGTAAACTCCGCCCCAACGGTGAGACCATCGCAGTGGTAATCATTGATGGGTTCACCTACTACCAGCACGTCAAAGCGGTTGAGTAGCCAACTTCTCTCGTCTTAATCCCCGTTAATCTTTACCCGTCTGCTATTTAACCTCGCCTTGCGCCTGGTTACCGTTCCCGTAGATGGAGATCTTCTCAGTCAACCTGGCTGGCAAGGTACGGCGCGAGACTCTCAACGGTCGTAGCTTCCTCGTCGCGCCAATGTCGCTGTTGCCGTTGAATGGCGTTTTGCACGGTAGCCAGGGGCCTCTCTTCTATCCGGAGCGCGAGACCAGGAACACCTACAAAGCGTGGGATTACATGCCTCTAGTTGTGTGGCATCCCACCGACTCTCAGGGCAGACACGTCTCCGCCCGCGACCCGGGCATCATCCAGAACTGGGGCATCGGGTTTAACCGCAAGACGCACATCAATGGGCGGATGCAGAGCGAAGGCTGGTTCGATGAGGAGAAGACCAAGCAGGTTGATAACAAGCTGGTCAAGAGAGGCATCGACCCCATTCACCATCGCTTGCTCAAGAATCTGCCCATCGAAATCAGCACCGGACTCTTCACCGACAATGAGCCCGCGCCATCGGGCGCGACTTGGAACGGCGCGCCCTACGAGTTCATCGCTCGCCGGTACGTGCCAGACCATATCGCAGTTTTGCCGGATCAAAAGGGCGCGTGCTCGATAGCGGACGGGTGCGGGGTCATGGTGAACAGCAGCGGGAGTCGGCCGATACCCAAGACTCTCCTTGAGCGCTTCATGGACTGGACAAGTCTTATGCTCAACGCCGGCAAGTACGGCAACCCTCAGCACGCGGAGACAGGAACTTTCATGGAACACGGGGCCGGAACTGGGAAGGGCGAAGTGCATGACGCCGCTGTGAAGGGTCGAGGCGGGTGGTACGGGGAGGAGCACCCCGAAACACCCCCATCACCAGACGAGCAGTATGTTCCCGGAAACCCCAAGCCGCCGCAACAGACCCACCACGAGACGGACCTGACGAACGACGAGTGGGACAAGATGAACGAGACCGCTCTGAAGGGAGGCCGCGCGCGGGACGCGCTAGACGACAACTACGGCGGCATGGCCAGTGAGATGAAGGGCGGCGGCGGGAGCGATATCGGGACGCTGAGTGCACACAATCAAGCACCACAAGGAGTGCCAATGGGACCGCCTAGTCAATTCAATCCGGCCCCCTTACCACCGGCGCACGAGGCCAGCAAGCAAGCGGCTGGCGCATCGCTCATGGCCGAGCATGCCCCGGCGCGCGAGCCCGCGCTAGCAGCGGTGGACTCAAGCAAGGACGGCAACAGCAAGAAGGCCGCCAGCTTCCACACCAAGGCTGCCGAGGCGCATGAAGGCGCGGCCACGGATGCACGCAAGAATAAGGACCCCAACACGGCGGACCAACACGATAACGCGGCAGCGCTCCACCGCAAGGCGGCGAGCCTGCATCAAGCGTCGATGATCGGGAATATGAGTGGTGGCGGAGCCCCAATCGAGATCCAACGTAATCAATTCCAGGAACAGGAGACCACCATGCCTAACTTCGGAACAGTGGGATACAGCAGAGGGCAGGCGCTCCGGCTCCTGACCGCGAACTGCAAATGCGACAAAGACAAGGCCGCTTACAACTCTCTCTCCGACGACGAACTCAAGCGCCTGCTCGGGGAGATCGCCAAGGCCCCTGTGGGCAATGCGCGTAAGGGTGTAACCGAGGAAGACGACGGCGAGATTGGCCAGTCCACCGACGACGAGGGCAAGGCCCACAAAAAGATCGAGGACGAGTACGACGATCAGGGCGTGAAGATTGAGACGAAAGCGCTCAAGACGAATCGCGCCGCCGTCCTCAACAAGTGGATGAACGATCCCAACGTGCCACCGCAGGTCAAGGAAGCGGCAATCGAGAACCTGCGTCACGTCCGTGAGCAGAAGATCAAGCTCGTTACCAAGCTGATCGCAAACGTCAAGGAGCCAGAGCAACGGCAGGCTGTCGGCAACCGGCTGATGAAGAAGGAACTCTCCGAGTTGCGGGAATTGGTTAGCCTGATCCCGACCGCCAACGATGAGTACGGCGACTTTGACCGCTTCAGTGAACCAGTGGCCAACTACGGTCTGGCTGCGGGCGGCCCTGGAGTCTACGCGCTGACCGAGAACGAGTCCGCGGACGTGCTGCCCCTGACAGCCGAACACACGGGCGGGATCTGCCGGCGGCCAGTCCGCAACAAGGGCAAGAACGAGAAGGACTCAGCAGGTCATGACGTGGGCGGCGAGGCGGACGAGGACGAGCCGGAGAAAGAGACTGCATGACCCTTGCCTGAGTAGGCTCGGGATTTTTCCCATACCGAACGGAACAGAGAAGAGGAGTCTTACTTATGGCACATGGCAATCGGATTGTAATCCAGGGCGATCAAGGCAAGGGGAACTACGAGGAAGGAACCATCAAGGACACCTCCTCCCCCGGCACCATCATGCAGGTCCAGGCGGCGGCTCTGGACGGTAACCGCCGCTTTAACTGGATCGCAGCCAACAGCGGCACGGACGGTCTCAACAAGGCTAGTGCAGTTCTCCGGGAAGACCTGACTCAAGGTCTGCCCATGACCACGGCCTACGTCACCAGCACCCACTGCTTCCTCTACCACCCTATTCCGGGTGACGAACTCAATTGCATCCTCGGCGAGGTGGCGGGCACTGGCAACACCTATGCCATTGGAGATATGCTCATGCAGGACGCAGAGACGGGCTTACTCGTACCTGCCGCCTCTACACCTGGCCAGCCTTGGGCTATTTGCCTTGAGGTGCTGACACAGGTAGCTGCCGCTAACCTGACCTGGGTTAAGAAACTGTAACCCCCTCTCGGAAAGGGGAGCATTGTAAGAGGCTTACTACTCAACGGAACCAACAGAGAGGGAGGAAGACAGATGCTAGCCGACGGATTTGTCGCTAACCCGAAGATGGTTGACCACTTTGGCCCTGCTTGGAGTCGTAACCAGTCGAGCATCTTCAACGGACTACCGCAGGGCGGGAACATGCCGGACCGCAATTGGTCCCGACTGCGCCGGCCTTTCCTCGACCGCTGGGGCCGGGCCTGCGTAACCGTGAGCGGTCTCAACGGCGAGTACACCCGCAACGACAGCCACGGCGGTGAGCCTCGGCCCCTTGTCCGGAGCTATCTCGCTAACGACCTTCGGAACCGTGGATATCAACTGCCGCCGGTGGTGAACGCCACCACGCTGCGCAAGGAGGACTGGATACAACTCGATAGGCAAATCGTCCGCTCCGCGCGTCAGCGCCTGAAGGCGTGGAACGATCTGCTCCAGGCCAGCGCGTTTGGCGGGTTCAACGCGATGGGCAAAATGACATTGGAATACCAAGCCATGTCCGACCCCGGCGAGGCCGTGGTAGACATGGACGCCCGCACTGCCGGTCGGAATGATACGCCGCTGTTCATCCTCCGCTCGCTGCCCCTGCCGATCACGCACTCTGACTTCGGGTACAGCTCCCGAGAGGAGATGGTGTCCCGTAATAGCAACACCCCGCTCGATACGGTCATGGGCGAGGCCGCCGGGCGCCGGGTAGGCGAGATGATCGAGGACACACTGATCGGCAACGTGACCGGGATGACATACGCAACTCAGACCGCAGGGCCGGGCACACACACGGGCACTAGCACGGTTTACGGCTATACCAACTTCCCGCAACGTCTGACCAAGACCAACATCACGGCACCCACGGCCGGTGGCTGGGTTCCTGACACGGCCCACAACGAGGTGCTGGCCGCTCTGGACCAGATCTACCTGCAAGGGTTCTACGGCCCGTTCGTGATCTACCACTCGACGGACTGGACCCAGTACATGAACCGGGTCTACGCGGTCTCCGGCGGCAACAACCCAGGCGAGACGCTGCGGACGATGCTCTTGAAGAACCCGGATATCCTGGACGTGCGCCGGCTCGACCGCATGCTGGGTGTGGCGGCTACGTGGGCCGGGGTAGCTATCCCAGCCAACCTGTACACCTTTGTCATTGTGCAGATGACCTCCGATGTGGCGCAGGCCATCAACGGCATGGACATCACCACGATCCAGTGGGAGCAGAAGGGCGGCCTGGAACTGTGCTTCAAGGTACTTGCGATACAAGTGCCCCGGCTGCGGTCGGATTATTCTTCGAGGACGGGGATTTTGCACTGCACCACGGCCTAACAGGTGACTTTAACCTCCGAGGGGAGATCAGACATGGCAGACGACAAGACTGTCCAGGCGGCGAAGACGCCGGCGTTCAAGGCGGGTGAGGTAGTGAAACTGACAGACAAGGAGCATCCGCTCTACAAGGAGCTGAACACTACCCCGCTGATGGGTGACTGCACGGTCGAGTACAGCAGACTGGTGACGAACGATGCGACGGAGGAGAAGGTGCTCACCTACTCCTGCTTCTCCATCGACGGCAAGCACTCGTTCAATGCCACGGAGGGGCAGCTGACCGCGATTCCCAAACCCGCACCTCCCACCCCGGTCGTGAAGAAACCGGCGGCGAAGGACCAGGCGACGGCTCCTCCGGCCAAGAAGTAAGAGACGGGCGATGGCTAACAAGTTCAAGCCGAGCGACGCGATAAAGCTGGTTGACACCAACCACGCTAAGTATGCGGACCTAATCTACGACCACGGAGGGGGTAACCCCGGCTCGCAGGGCCAGTGCTTCGTGGAGAGCGTGTCGGCGAACGGTCTCAAGTACCACTGCATTAGCATCGACGGCAAGCACTCGTTCGACGTTAAAGAGGATCAGGCAGCAGTGCCGGTCGTACCGGCAAAGAGGAAGTCCCAGTAGTAACAGGAGCAGCAATCATGGCGACAGCTATCAAGTCCAAGCGGGTGAAGGAGGAAGGTGGGCTCTTCCGCATCCTGGTTGGCATCCACCTCGGCAAGGGACCGGAGGGGTGCGAGTGCCCTAACTGCGAGCAGACGGTCGAGATCAAGGGGGTGCCGGTAAGGGGAACCAATCACATCTACCGCGCCCGCAGCCCTCTTGATCCGCCTGAGTACGACGGCGACCTGATCCAGTCTGACGTGGACATGGAGCAGCGGCACAACCGTGGAGCCGGTAGTCGCAAGTTCGAGAGGGTACACGAAGGACAAGCGGCAGTAGCACAACCGCCGGCGCCGTTCCCGCTCGACAAGATGACCATTCCGCAGCTTATCGCCGTGGCCGAGGAAGAGGAGATCGACTTGAAGGGCGCGTCCAAGAAGGACGACATCCTCCGCATTCTCAAGACGGCGCAAGCGGCCAAGCCGGTTGCTACGGAACTGGACGAGTAGGCACTTAGCTCGGTGGAGAAGCAGTATCTCGTCGCCCTCATAAGGCGAAGGTCGTCAGTGCAATTCTGACCCGAGCGAATTCGGAACTCACAGTAGAGGAGCCCAGATGTGCCAGATGGAAACCCACGGCACCTATCGGATAACCCGCAGCGCGATGGTGAGCTTCTTCATCTAAAGGAGTTCCTGCTCGGCATTATGAACGAGCGGGACAAGCAGTATGGGGAAAGAGCGGCAGCTCAAGACAAGGCGGTCACGGCAGCTCTGGCAGCACAGAAAGAATTGGTAGCGGCGGCGTTCTCGGCATCGCAGACGGCCATCGGGAAGGCGGAACAGGCTCAGAAAGAGCACGACCTCCGAACTAATGAATTCAGGGGGCAACTATCCGACCAAGCCCAGACGTTCATTCCACGGAAGGAAGTAGAGAACATTATCAAGAACATGACCGAGACGAACTTGGCGTCAGCAAAGGCCGAGAATGAAAAGCTCAGGACAATGGACGAAAAGTTCACGGCGCTGGGGAAATCAATCGAGGAGAAGCAGGCTATCCAGAGGAGCAGATCGGACGAGGGCGCTGGGAACCAGGAAGGCAAGAAGCTGGCGTGGGGTGCCGTGATGGGGATAAGCGCCCTTATCATCGCACTCGTGGCGGCTATGGCTGCGGTGGCTGCGGTGGTTGTCGCAATCGGGCACGGTGGGTTCAAGGGACCATAATCATGCAGACGAAAGAAGTGGTCTATACGTGCGTGATTACTGCCTCTGGACTGGCCATAGCTACGCTCGCAATCTTCTACAAGCATTGAGACGGATGCAACGCAGCATAATGACATGCCCAATGAATACCCTGGAAGGAACCGCCAACGCCAAGACTCTAAGAGCGACTTGATCTCAGTCCGAGAATACTTAGAGCAGAGAGACGATGCTATCAAGGACAAGATCGAGATTCGGCTCAACAACAGCGACAAGGCGCTGGAGTTGCAAAAGAGGCAGACTGACCGAGTAGCGGAGGACGCGGCTAGAAAGTATGAGGAGCTTCTGAAGTCTCATGTGGCTCTGGCCACGTCGGTAGCGGAGGTCAAGAGTAGGCTGGCGGCGTATGCGGCGGTGCTGGTGATAATTTTCAGCGTGCTGACCATCGCCTTGCAGCTCTACAAAAAGTAGGGAGACGGATGAAGCCTAGCGTGGCGATGGTCATAGCCTTGCTCGGAGTGTCCACGGTCCTGCTGTTGGAGGTGTGGAGAGCTAACCAGTTTCGAGACCAGATCCGGGCCGAGGTGGTGGTGCAGGTGAAATCGGCGCGGGCGCAGATGTTGAGGAGCGCGAGGACGGCGGCGGTGAAGGCGGTTGGGAAAAATCCGTGCAAGTGCACTTGCGAAGAGTGCACCTGTGGGCAAGCGAACGTGGCAACCGTGGTAGAAGAGTAGAGGGTAGACCAATGACTAAGGGCCTCCTGTTCTGGATCTTGATGATCCTGTGGCTGATCTTCGGCCTATTTACTACGTGGCCAGCTGGCGGTGGCGCACTAGTGGTCTTCGCCCCGGTTGGAGGAATGCTGTTGCTGTGGATACTGCTGGCACTTCTCGGCTGGCAGGTGTTCGGCGCTGCGGTGCACTGACTTAAGGAGAACCCGAAATGAAAAATACCTTGCTCAGCTTGGCAATCGGCTTCGGCATTATGCTCCTGACGTTCGCTCTGCGTGACTATCTCCATCGCAACGACCGCCCCAAGCCCATGCCAGCGGCAGCGGTGAAGGTCGATTGTCCATGCGGTCCCGATTGTGACTGCAAGGATTGCGATTGCGGGAGTCGCAAGATCGGCGTTGCCACATTCGTGAAGGACTGAAACATGCACGGCCTTTTGCTCGACTTCCTTGCGACAAAATGGGGCCGGCGAATCGGCGTCTTCCTGTACGGGCTGTTTATCGCGTTTGATTGGGAAGTGAGAGAGGCGAAGAGGTAGTTATGTCAACCGGATCTCCCGTAGTCGAGACTCCTGCCGATGTCCAGACGTGGATCACGGCTAAGACTGGTGTGTCCGAGGAGACGTGGTTTACGCTCGGCAAGTTCGCAATGTCGATGATCTTGGCCACTGGAGCCATAAAGCCGGCGGATGCTACTACTCTCTACGGAGCGATTACCAACATGGCCGTGGCAGTGGTGGCACTGGTAGCCGGGTCTTGGACAGTCGTGAACTACATAAAGGCACACGTTCCGTCTCGTACTGCCATCAAGCTGGCAAGCATGGGAGCTAGAGCGGGGGGCACGGATACGACTACTACTACGGAAACTAAACCAACATGATGAGCCCTGAGGCTATCGGCATCCTGGCTCTCGACCCGATCGCGGCTGGCGTGGTGAACGCCATCTTATTGCTTGTGGCACTAGTAGCGTTCGCCGGTCTTGCCGTGGTTTATGATTGGTGGGCCATGAAGCGTTGGGGCAACACCGGAACCATTAGCGTAGGCATGCGTCGGCTCGGGGCTTTCTCTCCGATGATCCCCTTTCTTATTGGGATTTTCATGGGACTGGTCATTGGCGTGCTAGCTGGACACTTCTGGTTTTGTTCAGGAGAAGGCAGCGCGTCATAAGGAGGCAACTTTTTCATGGCACTTGCAGCAACAACCAAGCCCGGCGACACGGTAGCGATCTCCTGCTACGTGGATGACGGGGTCGCACCGATCCAGTACGTGATGACGGTTCGGGGAATCGGCGATCCCACGGTCTTCAGCACGACGGTCTGGTGCGACCACCAGTTAGCCAACGGCCAGCACGAGGAGATGAGCGTCCCGGCCGGCGTTCTGAGCAACTGCAAGGCGAAAACAGCATGATCCCTCTTCTGATCGCGTTGACGGTAAGCGGCTGAGGCAGCGGCGGATGCAGCGTGGGCAGTTCGCCCATGATGATGCCGCAAATGTCGCTGATGCCGCAGATGCAGCAACCCCAGGTTGTTGTTGCGCCAGCCGCGGCCGTGAAGCGCTGGGACAAGATGGGGCCGAACCTCTGGTATCTGTATCGCAACGGAGAACTGATCGGCTGCTACTACGACAATGTTCGTGTGGAACAGAGTTTCTACTGGCGAACAGCCATTGGGGGATGGAGCTATCCGGGGAGGCCACCATGGTGAAATACATCGTCTCGACTTTGGCTTTTTGTTGCTTGGCGATGCAAGGTTTCACGCAGCATCATGGCGGCGGGGGCGGGGGCGGCGGTGCGCCGCATGGCCAAAAGCAAGCTCAACCCCAGCGCCAGGAGCATCGCGAGGCGGAACGTCGCGAGCCGGAGAGGAAAGGGCCAGAGCGTCGCGAGCCCGAACACCGAGAACGGGGCGGTCGGGAATGGGGAGGCCGCGACTGGGGCGGCTATGGCTACCCCTATTACGGGTACAGTGTCGCTCCGGTCCAGCAATGGCAGCTAGTTTCTCCTGGCTGCTATTACTTGTACAGCGGGAACATCGTCGTGGCGTGTTGGTTCAGCGATTCAGACGCATACTTTCCATTTACTGGCTATGCGTGGGGGCCGTCTCAAATTCCTCCGTGGGGCAGAAGGCTGTGGAGATGAGCTTTTTCACCGCGCTTTTCGTTGTTGTGACGTTGTTCGCTTTGTTCGTCTCTTGGGTCGGGCTTGCTCTGTTTTTCCCGCTCCCGGTCGTGGACGAGGATGAAGAATGAAACGGGCAGTCGCAATCCTGATTCTCCTCTGTGGCTTTCCCGTCCAAGCCGCGCCTCAGAATGATCCTAGATGGGACGGCGCTTCTGTCCGCATTCCTTCGCACGGTGTTACGGCAACCGTCATCCACACAGAGCGCGGCCTCACTTACTTACTCGGGTGTTCGCACGCTTTTGACCCTCGGCCAGTGGAGTGGGAGCAACTCCAAAACGCCAAGGAATGGTGGTACGGCTTCCTAAATGGCGACTTGATCGCCTGCTACAACGGACGCACGAAGCAATTTCATTGGAAAGTAGGCAAAGCCTGGACATACGCAATGCCTTTCCCCGCTGGAGGTATTGCTCCGAAGGACATGCTCAAGGAACGCATGCGCCTCGACTTGCCTACCTACGGGTGGCACGGGATCAGAGTCGGTTATGAGGCGAAGCTTCTTCATCGTGATCCGAAGCTCGACTTGGCCCTGATCCAAATAAACGATGGCCCGGCGCCGTACGTCTGCCACGTCGCCGGCAAGAGTTACGTTCCAGGCAAGCACTTCATCTCTGTGGGCTACGACGAAATGAAGACGCCGGCCAAGCTGTGCCGGGCGACGGTGTTGGGATCGACGGCCGTTGTCAACATCGTCTACCCGCCGCCAGCCCATAGAGGGCCGGTCACCGATCTTGAAACGACGTTCACCGTTGAACCGCCGTGGCATGGGAGATCAGGCGGGGCGTTGATCGACACCGACGCCGGTCTCCTAGTGGGAGTGTGCGGCGCTTACGACGGCGATACCGAACACGCGAAGGCCGGAGACGCTCGGGGCGGGCCCGGGATCTACACCTCGCACCGAGCGATTCAGCGATTTCTACAGCAATGCGGCTGGCATACGAAATAACCCCGAACAACTTTTTTTGGAGAACGCACATGCAAAGGATCTTGACTCTAGGACTGCTTCTGGCGGCCGGCGGAATCGCCGCCGCCCAGCAGCCTGCTCCGCCACGCTCGTATTACATTCCACACGCGCCCCCGCAGGGCCATGCAATGGCTCTGGCGCTGCCTCAGACAGCCAAGCAGGCGCAATCCTACGCGACCTATCTCGCGCCGGCGCGCCGGCCAATGCCGGCGGTCCACGAAAGCCGCTCTTTCGGAACAGCGACGGCCAGCAAGACGAAATGGCCGCCTGTTGGAGCCGGCACAGTTACTTGTGATGGAAGCGGGGCAGCTCCTTCGCCACCGCCTGTCCCTCCGCCAGCTGGAGCAACCCCTCCGCCCCCGCCTCCTCCGCCAGCCGGTTGCACAGGAGGGCAAGGTGGAAGCGGGACGACAATCACCGTTCCCGCGAATCACTTTCCGTTGACAATTATTGTCGGACCACCTGATACAGCGCCTTCGCCGCCTCCCGCCACTAATCCGACTCCGGTCCCCGTGCCGCCGCCAGGGGCAGGACCGACACCGGCCCCAGGGGCTCTGCCAGCAACAGAGCAGCCCCCTAACCCGCCTTCTCCGGGGCCGGGCACCAATCCGCCCGCGACGGCTCCGGTGCCTCCGCCTTCTTCACAGACGGCACCTCCATCTAGTGCAAGTGGGCCATCGGCGGCCGGGCCTCCGCCCGTTCGTTGGACTCCGAAAAATCCGCCCGTGCGCTGGTCGCCTCCGCACAAGTGGCGATGAGGATGGGGGAACCGATGAGCGATTTTTTATCGTTGGCTTTCCTTTGTCCGTTGCTGATCGGTCTCATGATCGGCCTGATGATCGGGCGCATAATCGGACACATGGAAGGATTCAAAGAGGGCGAACGTTGGGGAATGAACACTTTTACTCACCGCCGATGAAGCAAAAGGAGAATTCAACATGAGGACTTGGATCATTGGGGCCTGCCTCTGGGGTATGGCGCTTGAGAGTGCAGAGGCACAGGCCCCGCCACGACCGCAGACCGTCCAATACCAGAAGGTCCAGACCGGCTTCCTGGTGGACATGATTGTCGGCGGAGAAATCAGGAAACACGAGGAGAAGGAACGGCTGGAGCGTCGTCTTGAACGCGCCGAAGATCGCATCGAACGGCTAGAAGCGACTCTTAAACTGCCGCCTATGCCGACTGGCGCGCAGGCGCCTCCGATTGTGCAGCACTTCTACGGCGTGGGGGCAACTCCATCGGCGCCTGCCCCTGCTCCCGTTCAGCCGATCATTATCGGCGGGGGAAGCCCGACGCCGGCAATGCCCGGAATGGGAGGTATGGGAGCTGGACTCGGCGGAATGGCTGCCAGTCCGTGGGACATGCCACGGCTGCCTTTCCCGTACAGTCCGCCGGCAGCTGGGCCACCTCCATATTCCCCGCCTGCCGCTGGACCGCCGCCCTACTCACCGCCTGCAGCTGGTGGCATGGTGCCAGTGAGCCCGCCTGCCACTGGTGGGCCGCCGCCTGGCGCAATGACGCCGCCTGCGTCCGGACCGCCTGGACAGTCGAGGATGGCTTCAGTCCCTCGTCCCACTGGATACGCGACCTACGTTCGCATTCATAGGCCGCAACAGTGGGTGATCCCGCGATCGCCGCACAGCTACGGTTTGCCTTTGCCGGGGTCGAAAGAAGGTTGCCATCCCCAATACGCTGTCGCTCGGAAGCCTCAGCCTCAAGCGACGGCTCATTACGCTGGGACACCCGCCGTTTATCACAAGTAAAAGAAGAGGACTAACCCGCTAAACAAGTAGCAAAGGAATCAGCATGAATCCTCAGTTTCAGAACCTAGCCTTGGCCCAGCAGATCGCCGCCACGCTGACACAAGCGGCCTGCGCCAGGCTCGGCGCCGCCGGAGTGCCGGTTGATCCGACCTTGGCTGCCGAGAAGGGCGTCGTTTTCGAGACGGCGACCGTTTTCAAAATGATGCTCAAGTTCGTCATGGAGGGAGATCACCTCGGCGACACGAGCGCCGCAGCCTGGGCAACCGGCTTCCCGCAAGGCGGAGCCCCGACTCCAGCAGGTTAGGCGAAAAACCACAATCGGTAAGCGAAAACCATTCTCACGGAGGCTCCCATGTTCACGGCTGTTCTCTTCACGGCGCTCTTTGTGGGCGATGTATCCGTTCAGGTGGGCGCTTCGGCCCCGGCTCCGTACGGCTGCTACTGTGCGCCCGGCTGCCCTTGCGGGCCTGACTGTCCGTGTGGCTGCTATCCATGCTATGGGCACGTTGGCGTCTACGTTGCTCCGTACCGGCCGTTCGTCAACGTTGCGGCCTTTCGTGCTCCGCGCGAGCGACACGAGGAAACGGTCAAGTTTCACTGGAAGTATCACAGGCGGTAGGCCCTTCGACGGCAAACGAGGAGATCGGAAACATGGCAAAGATAGTGCAGTTCAATGCCGAGGGCGGGATCTCGCCGTTCTCAACCTCGGTGACGGCCTTCGGAAATGTCCTGGTCCAGAATAACGATACCGCCGTTCATTCGGTAGTCTGGGATGCCGGCTCCCCTGCGAGCCTTCTGGACTCTCCGGCCAACGGGCAGGACATAGCTCCCGGTTGCTACGTGGACTTCAGCTTGGCAGGGCTGCCACAAGGGACGTTCACTTTCCATGATGGCCACAACGATCAGAACACCGGGCAGATCGTTGTGACGTGAAAGATTAATGCGAAATATCCTGCTGATAAACCAGTCCACCGTAATCAGCGCCAGCGAACTGGCTGCCGCCGCGACCGCGTTTCAAATTCAGGTCAAGTTGCACTTTGCCCCCCTTTGGGCAATCGATCCCAACAGCCTAAGAGTCTGGTACGCGAATCAGCCCTACGCCGGTTATGACTGGCTTTTCCTTCTCGACAACACCGACCAGGCCAACGCGCTGGGATACCACACCGTTCTCTCCGGCGGTCAAGTTGGCGGCTTTGTTTTCGCCAAAACAGACCAAGCGGCTGGCGTTCCGTGGACGGTGACGCTGAGCCACGAGGGGCTTGAGATGCTCGCCAACCCCTACGTTGATCTCATGGCTTACGGCTCGTATCTCGGCAACGCGGCGCTTCGGCCGTTGGAAGTGGGCGACCCCACAGAGAGCGCCACTTACAAAATAAACGGCCTAGACTTCAGTAACTTTGTAACTCCCAATTGGTTTCACAGCGGCGCCCCTGGACCATACGACTACTTGCGACGGATCGGCGCGCCCCTTCAGCTTGACAGCGGCGGGTATATGTCCATCGCCACAACTCTCGGCCAGTGGACCGAAGTTTTTGGCGAGAAGCTTGCGCCCGGCACTGGCAAGGAGGCGAGGGCGGGCGCATACTCAAGACTCCGTCGGCCCCAGACATCCAAGCCGCCGGTCGGTAACTTCGGCTCCGTAGACAGCAACCTCAGCTACATCATCAAGCTCTTGGGGAAGCAGGCTGCTCTGATAACCGATCAGACGGCGGCAATCTCCCAGCAGACGCAGACCCTCAACCAACAATCACAAGCGATCGCGGCTATAGCGGCCTCGATAAGCGACCCAAACAACGACCCGCAAACTCTTGTGGATCTGGCTAGCAAGCTCAAGGGATCTAACGATCCACTTGCTCAGTCAGTAGCAGCCAGCCAACCAAAGTAAGGAGGTTTACACATGGACCCTCTCCAAGCACTCATCGACCAGGTGGCGGTTAATACCTCTGTCGAAGGTTCCGCCAAGGTCCTTATTGACGGGTTCGCGGCTCGCTTGGCAGCAGCAGGCACCGACCCGACCAAGCTGGCGCAACTTCGGGCCGACATCAAGGGTGCCGATGACGCCCTAGCCGCGTCGGTTGCCGCCAACACGCCTGCAGCTCCCATAACTGCCCCGACTGCCGCGGCGAAGAAGAAGCCCTGAAGTGGTTCCGTGAGTGATCCGCCTTCTCGACTCCACCGCTGTTCAGGTGGTTTTGCTGATCCTCTTCGCCATGATCGGCCTGATGTTCCTGGGCGCTATGATTCCGGCGGAGAAACCGTAGCAACCGAGCGGGGTGGCCTGGCTGTTGCTGGTCAGAGGGTTGCACTGGGGCTTAGATCCCCCCTCATGCTTCTCCGACGCCACCCCGCTCTATATCTTTCTGATGGAAAGCGACCATGAGCCGCACAACTCCAGGGCAGGTGCAGACGCTCCTTGCCGGCGACTACGACGGCGCTACGGATCTCCAACAGCATTGCGATAGCGCCTCGGCCACAGTAGACGATCTAGTCCAACAGGCCAGTACCGTCAGGGGCGTCAGTATGCTAGCAAGTCGGCTGGAACTGATTGAGAGGAACCTAGCGGCGCATGACTACGTGATGACCGACCAGACGTACCAGAGCAAGACCACACAGGGCGCGTCGGCACAGTTTCAAGGCAAGACGGATATGTACCTCGAAGGGTCAAAGTACGGCATGAAGGCGATGCGGCTAGATACCAGCGGGTGCCTACAGGCGCTTTATGCGGACACAAAGCGGAAAGTGTGTCAGGGCTTTTGGCTTGGAAAGCCCCCGAGCCAGCAGATCGACTACAAGGACCGCGACTAAGGAACAGAGTATGACGCATCACCCCATAGATGGCTACCTCGTGTATGGTTGGCCAGAGTTTCACGCTCTGGCGCAAAAATTGGGAGTGGTGGACAAGATCAGAGACAATGACTTAACGCACCGAGATCGCAGGGATGTTTTCTCACTCACATTGAGGATCGGCGAGCTACCAGAGATTGAGCATCGCGGAACGAAACTTGTCCCTGGGTGTCTGGATGACGGGTACGGAGTCTATCACTGGCCAGAGTTCCAGGCGTTCTGCAAGAGAGCAAGAATCGCCTACGATCTGTTGACCGTAGAGATCTCCATTAGGTTTGGAGACGGCGAGCCGTTAACAATCTTCCAGAGCTACAAGGGACTGGTCGATAGCGCTGACATCTGTGAGGATGGTAACGACGAGCCAAGCATCATAGAGACGGGCATCCCTCAGCAGAGCGAGGAATAAGTGTGCCGGCCCCAGAGGTTCACGATCTGTTCGTTCCCGGAGGGCAGACGGCGGTATTGCTCCCGGTTCTGCTGGTGGAGGGAATACCGCTAACCAATTCCTACGGCGAGGCAGAAATAGGACCACCACAGCAGATACCCGTACGGTGGAAGTGGTGCAAGAGGCAGGTGACGACCAGAGACGGAGAGGTAGTGAACATCGACGCGGATGTTGTGGTTGGGTTGACGATCCTGCCAGGTAGTCTCATGTGGCTGGGTAAGCTATCCGACTTTCTAGGCACTGGATCATCGCACACGAACAAAGAGCCGGAGCTGATGGAGGTGGTTGAAACCCCTTACACGCCGGACGTCAAGATGCGAGTGGCGAGACGTACTGTCAGTCTCAAGAGGTACAGGGGCACCAAGGCGCAGGCTTACACGTAAATGGCCGAGATACAGAAATTACAAAGCCTGGTGTCCAAGCTGCGAGCCAGAGCAGCGCAAGCCCGAAAGGATAGCGACGCCAATATCGTCGTTGGGTTCACCGCAGCAGCCGCGCTTTACGTCCACGAGAACACTGAGGAGAAGCTGAAGGGCGATCCGCGACCTAGCGGACTTGGGGTCTACTGGGGGCCGCATGGCCAGAGCAAGTTCCTGGAGGGTCCGGCCAGGCAGATGAACAACGATGGCACCTTCAGCCGGATTGTGGTAACGGCGATGCGAGCGGGCAAGACACTGGCGCAGGCACTGCTCTTGTGTGGACTGAGGCTAGAGAGGGAGAGCCAGGAGCGAGTGCCGGTTGAGTACGGGAATCTGAGAGCATCGGCGTTCACAAGAGTGGAGTAGCTGGTTGGCGTACTCCAAGATATTCGCTGTTACATCGGACGGCAACATAACGCTGCCTTCCGACTGGAATAACGCCGACAACAAATGTGAGGGAGTTGGTCCTGGTGGTGCAGGCGGTGCCGGGCTCAGTGCAAGAGGGGCGCCGGGTGGTGGGTCAGGGGCATACACCTTCGTAGTAAACGCCAACCTAGGTATGGCGGGGCAGACGTGTGCGGTGACTATGGCCGCCACTGAAGATACCACACTAGCAGACCACTCAGGAACCAACGTACTGACCGTGAAGCAAGGAATCGACGGGACTAGCACAACGCCTGGCACCGGAGGTCAGGCGGCTTCTTGCGTGCCATCTGCCGGGGCCTTTAGCGGCGCGTCGGGTGGAGCCAGACCAGGAGTTGGGGTTACTGGTGGATCTGGCGGAGCGGGGGCGGCAGGGCCGACTGGAGCTGGTAATGCCGGGGTCTTGGCAACAACTGGTACTGGTGGTGCTGGCGGACGAGCGGACGATGCGGTCGGAGCAGCTGGTGGAGCGGCAGATAATAACGGAGTTGCCGGCACCACATGGACGACCAACACTACCGTCACTGGAGGTGCTGCTACCGGAACCTATGGACCAGCAGGTGGCGGTGGGGGGGGCAGTACTGCTTCTCCTGGGCAGCCTACTGGTGCCCCAAACTATGGAGCAGGTGGGGGCGGGGGCGGAAGCACTA